CCGCGGCCGGGCAGTAGCGGCAGGCGTTGTCGCACAGGCTCGAAAGCTCGATCGTGTTGATGGTTTGGATTCTCATTGCGCGCCCCCGACATCCTCCGGAATGATCTGGTGGCACGTTTCGCACAATTCGAAGCGCTTGATCTCTTTTTGGTCCAGGTCCTCGTCGTTGACGTGCCCAAAGCGCCCCAGGTTGCGGTAGTCGTAGCAGCAGGGCACCACGTCGCCCTCGGCCTGCACGTAGCCGCGGCCCTCGATCAGCGGGTGGCAGGGCATGGCCGCCGGCAGAAAGGCCGCGCTGGCCTCGTTTTCGGGCTCCAGTTGGCCGGCCCAGTTGTGCGGGGCCATCGTCGGCCCGTAGGTGAAGGCCCCCGCCACCCCGGCGCGCACCAGCAGCCCGGCCGCGCGGCGCGCGTAGTGCGGCTGGTGGGTCGAGACGTGCACCTGGCTGACCCCGCTCTGGGACAGCTTGAGCGCCAGCTCGGCGCTCATGTTGACCCCGTTGGTCGAAAGCTGCACCTTGCGCTCCGGCCCCACCACCTCGCGCACGCGCCGGATGCGCTTGGGCAGCTCCGGATCAAGGCAGCTCTCGCCGTTGCCGTTCAGGTTGATCTCCTGCTGCGTGCCGGCCGCGCACAGCTTGTCCAGCCAGTGCAGGCAGCGCTTGAAGACCGACTCGGACATGATCATCGGCAGCCGCCGCGCCGTGCCCACCATCAGCCGGTTGACGCAGTACAGGCAAGCCAGGTTGCAGATGCTCGACAGCTCGATCGTCGTGATGGTCTGCAGTTTCACTTAATCCCCCCGCCAAAATACTGCTCGACCGCATCCGGTCTGGTTTCGATGCAGTGCTCGATATAATCTTTGGCACGCTCCATGCGGGCGATATGTACGGCCTGACAATATTGTCTGACTTCTGTTGGCATACTCTCTTCGCCTTGCGCCATTCTAGGAACGATCAAGAAAGTTGAGACGGCCGGCCACACGCCGTCTTCTATCGTCATTCGAGTGAACATATCGAACAGTTCAGGTATAGCTTTTTCGATCACGCAATCGACCTGCTGCGCCAACAATCTTGCAGCTTGCGCCTCCAGCATGGTCAGCATTCGCGCCCCGTCCTGGGGCAGCTCGCCCGCAGGCACGTTCATTGCTATCAAAGCGTTGCCAATGTTATAGCCCGTGATCATTAACGTCCTGCACCCGCACGGCGACGTTCAGGTTCAAAAACGGATCGGTCTTGCTCAGTAAAGCGTAAATCATGCTCATGGCTTCCGCGCGGCTGAACCCGTTTTCAACCAGGGCCTCCAGCTTCACGCTCAGCCACAGCGCCCAGCGGCGCTCGTTGGTAATCATCTCGTTGCGGTGCTCCTCGGAGACCATCTTGCGCCAGTACTCGCTGAGATCGTCTTGAAAGTTCACACGGTGGTTGTTGTTCGGCATGCTTTGCTTTTCCTCCTAACGCCTAACGCTTAACGCTTTTTTCAATAAAACCCCTTCTGCGGCGTCACGCGCGGCGCCGGAGACTCCTTGCCGTCCCAGTCGTCCACGGCCGTCACCGGCACCAGGATCGAGCGGCACATGTAGTGGTTGGGCGGGGTCAGGCTGCCCCAGTCCTTGCGGATCTGGCCGTGCAGCGCCTCGCAGATCTCGCTCGTGCGCGCGTCCAGGATCGCCGAGTACTCGTAGGCCAGCACGAACCCGCGCAGCTCCGGGCTGCCGAAGAGCGCCTGGCGGCCCTGGTTCAGGGCGTCGGCCAGGTTGGTGCGCACGATGTTCTCCACGCGCGCGGCCACGTTGACCGCCCGGCCCAGGTGGTCCACCCGCGGCAGGAGCTTGATCAGGTCCGTGTCCTCCTCCAGCGCCGCGATTACGTCTTTTAAGCTCTTGTCGTACTTTATCGCGTTTTCGAGCACGCGCCAGACCGCCGCGATCACGTCGGCCTCGGTGATGCCGGCGATCTTCATCGCCTTGCGCGAAAGGAACTTCCAGGCCTGGGTCTTGTCCATGCCGGGGGCGATGCGGCCCTCCTCGGCAAAGCGCTTGGGCAGCTCGGACCGGGCGCCGGAATAGCCGTCCTCCAGGCCCGCTTTCAGGTGCTGGTGCAGGATCTTGCGCATGCGGCTGACGATCGCGGGCGCGTTCTTGACGCGCTCGATCTCCTTCGGCTCCACGTTGCCCCAGGAGCGCTCCCCGCCCAGCTCGCGGATCTGGCGCTCCAGGTCCAGGCGCATCTCGGCCAGGTTCGCCTGCAGCTCGTCCAGAAAGGCCTGCTCGCTCTCGTTCATCCGCCTTTCCAGCGCCGAAAAATCGATCCGCCGCAGCCAGGGCTTCTCGGCGAACTCGCGGCGCACGGCCTCTTTCTGCTCCTCGGGCAGCTCCTCGACCCACTCCTCGTTGTCGGGCATCCCGCCCGCCGGCTCGTCCGCGCCCCCGTTTTCCGGTTTCCGTTTTCCGGTTTCCGTTTCCCGGTTTCCGCCTTCCGTTTCACCCTTCTCCGGAAACCCCATCATCCGCCGCACGTAGGCCTCGTCCGTGTCCGTGCGCTCCACGGCCCCGCCCGCCACCAAATTGGCCCAGGTCTGGGCGATGCTGCGCTTGACCTCGGCCGAGACCGGCTCGAAGCGGAAGCGCGGAAAGTCCTCCGTGCCGAAGTTCCACTGCGCCAGCAGCCCGAACATCTGCTCGTTCAGGGCCTCGGCCAGCGCGCCCGAAAGCTGGTCCAAAATCCAGCAAAAAGCATCGATCTGGGTCTGGCTCTGGCTGTAGCTGCCGGTGTCGCCCTGCTCGCTCATGCCCAGCAGGTTGGGCACCAGCACGGCCTTGGCGATGCTCTTGTCGTGCTGCTCGATGGCGTTGTCGAAGGCGCTGGTCGAAAGCGGCTGGATGGCGTTCAGCGTCACCCCGCCGGGCAGCACCGCGCCCATGCGCGCGGAAATATTGGAAATCAGGTTTTTGAGGCGCGTGCTCTCGGTGTTGGTCAGCTCGCGGTCCACCTGCGCCCACAGGAAGCCTCCGGCGTGGCGCTCCAGGTGGATGTTCTGGAACTTGATCGCCACGTCCTTGCTCCACCAGGCGCGGTAGCAGGCGCGCAGGTCGGACTCCCCGTAGTGCGCGTCCACGTCCGGCTGGTAGACGAAGTGGATCACCTTGCCGTAGGGGATTTCGACCCGGCCCGAACCCTGGTTCTGGATCAGGCGGCCGACGTTGCCGTGGCCGTCCACCTCGAAGCCGTCCAGGAAGGTGTGGAAGGGCCGCAGCTTGAGCGTGTCCAGCCCCCACATCGAGACCCCGCGCCACAGCACCGGCGCGAAGATCATCTCCGTAATGCTGAAGCCGTTCTCCAGGGCCGAGAGCATGCCCACCAGGTGGTTCGAAAAATGCCCGCGGATGCGCGTCAGGCAGTAGCCGAAGAACTCGGCCATCGCCAGGTGGTCCGCGCGCTCGTTGCCGTCCTCGTCCGTGCCGATCTCGAAGCTCCAGCCGCGCGAAATGACCGCAAACTGCTTGAAGCGCACCACGGCCTTGACCTGGTCGTCGTGCATCATGCGGCGGTAGACCTCGCGGCCCTTCAGGCTCAGCAGGCGGTCCGGGTTCCACTTGGGGAAGTCGCGGCCGGAGTAGATCACCGAGTCGGCCGCCCAGCCCAGCTCGCCCTTCATGCCGGCCGGCAGCCGCGGCGCGGGCGCAAGGGCCACTTCCGGCTCCTCCCCCGCGCTCTTGCCGAACCACTTTTTGATGCGCTCAATCATTTGCGTTCCTGGCGTTCGTTGCGTGTGTCGCGTTCTTCGCGTTGGCGCGATTCACGCAATACACGCAATACACGCGATTCACGCGATTCACGCTCATGCCGCCTCCCCCCAGTCGGCCGCGGCGCTCTCGGCCTCTCCCTGCCCGAACTCCTCGTCCCACTGCCCGTCCGCGCCCGCGGCCGCGTGCAGCGCCAGCGCCAGCGCCCAGAAGCGGTCGGCGTGCCCGTCCTCGCCGCGCTCGGCCTCGAAGCGGATGTTGCCGGCGGCCGTGGTGGTCTTTTTCACCTGGCGCAGGTCGGCGCGGATCTGATCGTTTCTCGGAATGCGCACGCTCTGGTCCTCGAAGGCCGCCCGCACCGGGTAGGCCAGGGCCTCCTTGACCGCCGCCGAAAACGTGACCGGCTCCACGCGGTAGCCGAACTTGTCCTGCGCGCGCTCTGCCAGTTGCATGCCCAGGCCGGTGGCGTCGATGCAGCAGCGCCGCACGCCGGCAAGCCCGATCAGGGGGTAGATTTCGGCCTCCTGGCTGGAGAATTTTTCGTCGCGCAGCTCGACCACCCGGCGCGTGAACAAGAGCCCGCCGAAGCGCTCCACGACCCAGATGACCGTCAGATCGTGCCGGCGGCCCACGTCGATCCCGATGTAAAGCCCGTCCGCCGGCCGGCCGTCGGCCATATGCCCGCGGGCGTCCATCTCCCAGGCTTCGCCGGCGCGGTACTCGCAGGCCGCGATCAGGTCCCAGGAGAGAAAGGCCGAGGCGTCGTCGGCCGGCAGGCACATGTACTCCTGCAGGAAGATCTCCTCGCTGGCGCAGCCCTTGCGGATGAAGTCGAAATAGGCCGCCTCGTCCATCGAAAGCCGCTCGTCGCCCGGCGGCAGAACCTGCTGCAATTTGTACAAAAAGCCCTGGTCGAGGGCCTGCTGCAGCGTGACCGTGTGCAGGCTGAAGCCCTTGGGGTTGCCGCGGTGCTTGGCGTCCTCGACCAGCTCGTTGAAGAAGTTGGCGCTGCCGCGGTGGGTCGAGACGATCTCCAACTGCCCGCCCCAGGTGATGCCGGGGTAGGCGATGGAATAGAGCTTGCGGGGGTCCGGGTGCAGGGCGAACTCGTCCAGGATGCGGCCGCCGCGCTTGCCGGCCTGGGCGTCCGGGTTGCTGCTCATGCTGTGGATGCGCTTGCCGTTGGCGAACTGCAGGGTGTAGGCCGTGATGCGCTTTTCCTCGTCCACCACCAGCGCCCCCAGGTCGCGCGCGGCCGCGTCCAGGGCCTGCGCGAAGCGCTTGCAGTCTTCCAGAAACAGGCGCGCCTGGATCTCGTCGCGGCTGGAGACCCACTGGTCGTTCCGGTTCTCGCGCGGGGCCGTGCGCTCGCACAGGGCGTAGGCCGTGGACCAGCTCAAGCCGATCTGGCGGCTCTTTTCCATGAGCTTCAGCCGGCTCTTGTCGTCGATCCAGGCCTGCTGGTAGGGCAGGAAGACCCTGCGCGTGTCGTCCGGTACGATTTTAGCGTTGCCGCGTGTCGCGTTCATTGCGTTTATCGCGTTCATTGCGTTTGTCGCGTTTATCGCGTTTATTGCGTTTGTCGCGTTAACGCGATTCACGCGATAAACGCCCCAACGCGCCAACGCATTACAATCCCAGTTGTTCCCGAATGCTCTTGATGGCCTGCTCGGAAAGCAGCCCGTCCGCCCGTCCGGCGGCCTTGTCCAGCTCGGCCGCGATACGCTCGCGCTCCTGGCGGCGGATCTCCTCGTCGCGCTTGACGTTCTCGCTGGCGGCCTTCTCCAGGCGCTCGATGGCGATCGCCAGGTCGCGCAGCATCTTGGGCTCGGCCGGCTGCTCGTTCTCCAGCATCTGGGCGGTCAGGTCGAAGGCCAGGTTGCGCACCATCTCGTTCAAGAGTTTCCCGACCTCGCCCTGCGGCTCGGCCCCCAGGCGCGCCACCCACATCTGGGCTACCTCGCGGCTCTGGCGGATGCGCGCCCCGATTTTCTCCATCGCCACGGCGTAGCGGTTGACCGCGCTCTTGCTCAGGCGCTGGCCGTGGCCCTCGTCCTCCAGAATTTCGTTGATGCGGCCCGTGGCCTCCAGTTGCGTCACGCGCGGGTCGCGCAAGAGCGCCTGCAACTGCTCTTTCACGTCCTCCGGCAGGCGGTCGATCGACGAGGGCTGGTGTTTGGGCATGTCCCGCTTATCCTTTCGGGCGCGGGGCCTTGACCCCGTCGATGCGGCTGCGGCCCTCGGCCACGTCCGCACCCCGGCCGGTGAGGGTCGCCACCAGGATGCCGGCCACGGCCTCGATCGTCACCAGGCCCTGCTCCTCCAGCCAGCGCAGCTCGGTGCGCACCTTGTCGCGGCCGGCGTGATGGCCGAACAGCTCCAGCGCCGTCTGCAGCAGGGATTCGTTCAGCGCGTAGCCTGGGTCTTCGGCCAGGCAGCGCAGCATCACCAGGCGCATGTCCTTCGTGATCAGTTCGGCAAACATCATCTCATCCCCGTTCCCGGTTGATCAGAAACTCGTTGATCAAATCCACCGCGCGATTGATCCCCTCCAGCCGCCCCTGGGTGTTCTTCAGCTCGCCGAATAGCGCGTTGATGCTCTTGTTCAGCTCGTCGATCTGCCGCTGCGCCGGCAGGTGCTCCAGCTCGATGCGCAGGTCCGCCGTGCGGCGCTCCACCCCCAGGGTGCGCTCCTGGTGCCGCGCGCAGTTGGCCTTGATCTCCTCGCGCAGGAGCGCCAGATCGTTTACGCTCACCCCGCCGTCCATGCGCTCCTCCAGCGCCCGCAGGCGCTCTTCGGCGGCTTTGTGGCGCGCCACGCGGCGCGTATAAAAAAAAAGCGCCAGCGTCAGCAAGCCCTGCACCAGGTTGAAGGTGAGCTGCCAGGCCGGGAAGTTGATCTCGCTCATTTCAGCATGCCCTGGCGCAGGAAAATGCCGATCAGGGCCGTGGCCGCCGACTGCAGCGTGTCCGCCAGGCTCATTTCGCCC